TCCTTTGTTTTGGCGGATATCGATACTTGCTTTTTTCAGTTTGGTTACCATAGAGTCACTCCTGTTGTTAAACAATACATATATTATAGCACCAAATGATGAACATGTCAACCATGATTAAATCGTTTGATTTCATGTAGGTCTCCGTTTTCATCTTCTTGGTAGACCACAGCTTCTGTAATTCCTAATCCAAGATTGGCTTCTGCTATTTCCAATGCTTCTTTTCTACTGCTGGTGGTTTCTACCAATTCTTCGTGACCGGCCTCATCCACTGCCCAAACTTCGTAAAGTTCAAAGTTCATGATACTAACACAATCTCCTTAAGTAAATTTTTCCCAGTCCCCACCAGGCGCCACCACCCAGCCAAGCTGTTGAAGATCATTCCGGATCTCGTCGGTTATACAGCCTTCCGGCACATATTTCTCTACTACTGCCTTCCGAGCTTCTTGTTCTTCGGTCAGCTGTTCGTTTTCTTTTGCAGGTGCATAGACGCCAATATCACGAATACCTGAACAGTACCAATCTATGTAGTCGCCTTTTTGTTGCATGTCAGCAATGATGCCACCAGCACTGCGCCAACTACAACCCCATTCCTCTTGTTTAAGGATAGGAATAACATCTAATTTAATAAACCCGTTGTTGCACATGGCCGCATATAAGTTTTGGGCGTAGTCATCTCTGGCTCGAACTTTCTCTAAAATCCAATCGGTGGTTAAGAGATCGTACTCCATATTGTTTACACGGCGTTGGGGATCGTCAAACTTATGATCGTGTTCGTTGATTATCTTTTCAAAAAGATCTAGATAATCTTCATTGACGGGTTCGCCTTGTTCAGCCTGACGCTTGACATATCCTTGCTTTTGGAAAGAATGCCGTTCAGGGCTGCTTGAAATTTTTGACATCTTGTATTGCTTTCTTTAGTGTTTCTGCGTAGTTAACTGCCTGTTGTTCGGTCATTATGATGCTGGCTTCGTATTTGACATAGCCTTTAGTTAACAAGATCCAAATGGTCTGCCAGCGATTGAGCTTCCACCATTCTGATTTTTGTGTGGTATAGGTAGTAACCGTAACATAATGATCGTCAGCTTCAACCCAAACATTGTGATCGTGATTGGCATCTTGACATTCGCAAACAACTTGATAGGTAATAGCATCGCCCCAGTCGCTGCGTTTCAATACGCCTTCTGCTGGAGTTTGTGGTTTAAGTGTCGTTAAAGGTTCGGACATCATTTCTTCTTTCATATATGCTTTTTACCATACGTTGATAGTCTTCTTCCGGCAACACAGTTCTATACATGCTGAGAGCCTGTGTGACCATGATACCGGCTATCTCTATGTCTTTATATTCTTCCATCATCACGCTAGTAAACTGTAGATACTTGGTATATAGGTCTTCAATACTGTGTTGATTTTTATCAGATATACTCATATTATGTCCATAGACTATCTCGGGCTTTGATAAGGCGGATCATCATAGCTTCATCTTCGGCCGCATATTCTTCTTCAATCTTCTGTAGCAGTTCGTGTGATCGTGTGCTGAGTTCTTCAAGTTCGGGAGTCTTCTTGCTGCCAAAAAGTCTGCCATCGTTGAGGAGTCGTGCCTTTTCACAGTATTCAGTCCAGCCGCTGACATCATAAGGATCAGGACGATTACGATAAGTCACAGTCCACCATAGGTAAAGTTCTTTGATCTCTTTTGCACGAAGAGCCTGTCCTGTAGGTTTGCCGTAGTCTAGATGATCTGGTTCACACCAATCAGTGTTAGTAAGAGTCATAGCCCAATCTAAATGATCAATGCCTGCTTGAGGACAGCGCCAAGTGCGCCAACGGAACCAACCTGTAGCCCAGAAAGGTGCCTTATACTTTGCCTTATCTTCTTCGCTACCCCAAGCAATATGACTCCATGCTTGTTCTATTTCAACAAAGTCTACAAGTTCGTTGAAGAGGCAAGGAAGGAACCGGTTGCCCACGTCGCACCAGTTACCGGGCTTAATATCGCGAGGGTGAGCGGTAAGACTATGAGTGCGACTAACCCAACGGTTATTAATGTAATACTTAACATCGTAAATCTTTCTAACAGGCCAGGTGACAAAATCTTGGATATAGCTTAGGCCTTCTTCAGCTAGCCAATAACGGACAGGATGATAGCGTTTGGCTTCATCTTCCCATTCGGCCCAGCCGTCCGAGGTTAGCGCACCCTTTTTAGGTGTGCCTCGAACCCAATCTGCGAACGGGGAGCATGACCAGTAGTTTGTGTGTTGTGCCATAATAAAGTAATTATACAGTCTTTCTAGAAACTTGTCAATAAGAATCTTTTTTGACTCAAATTTTTCTTTGGTATCCGGCTAGATTGAGCATGATACTATACTGCTCGTAGGCTTTTTGGACAGCAGTATTGGATTGACGATACCAACTTTCCTCACGTTCCTTTTCCATAAGCATGGAAAACATGTCGGCATCGCTGTAGCCGTGGGTATGATTGCCAAAAAATCTTTGTTCCATTTCTACAAGAGCTCGAAATCTGCTTTCAGGTATTTGAACTGTGAATACTTTTTCTGTTTCAAATTTTACAAAATCTCTGTTTACAATATCTGCTCGCAGAGGATCTGTAAAATATTTGGGAGGGTGGTATCTGGCCCTACGTTTTTGATCATCTACAATTTGTATTTCGTAGTTTTTACAAAACTGATCAACTTTTTCTTTCATTGTACTAGGCTTTCTGCTAGAGGAAATATTTCTGCAATTACTTTTGCACAGGCTTTAGCAATTTCTTGATGCTCTTTCTGGGTGCCATTGGCCGAGCGTAGTTCAATAAAATGCACCCATGACCGCAATGTTCCATTCATATACAAGCGACTTTCTATAAGACCTTCTGGTAATACAGCCCGAGCCTGTTCCTTGGCTATGCCATTAGCGATAGCCCATTCATACTCTCGTTTGGCAGCATAGATGACTCGCTGTTGAGCACGGTACCATTCATTTTGTAACAATTGATCATCGACGTCGACGCTATTCTGTCTGTTCTTAGGGTCTTGAAGTCTAGCTTCCCTTGTAACAAAATTGAGATCTTTCGTTGGGTCAGCATAGCGTTGAGAGAACTCTTGGAAACTGAAACTTCTGTGTCGCAAGATTTGCCGGGCAATGTCTCTTGTTGTGGTAATTTCGATACAGGCGGAGACCATTTCGAGCGGTGACCAGTGTTGGTGTTTAACCAAGTATCGGATAAGTTTATCTGATGTCTCTGTATTAAGCTGGTTGCTGGGATTGCTGACACGGGCGCAATACGCAATGAGTTCCTGTGCATCTGCAATACCCATAAGTTTAAATTCGCCTGTGGGTTGGCTGTAGGATAAAAGTTTAACATTCATTTATAATTCCTTAGTAATTCTATAATTTCTTCTTCTGAATAAAGTTTAATCGTTTTGATAAAAGAATCAAACTCTTCAAAATCTATATTAGCATATTTTTCCGGAGGAGCAATCTGTGCTGCAGGCATTTTAACTAGAGTCAAACCAAATTCGCAGTTCATAGGATAAACTAAAAAATCTGTTTCTTTAATAAAATACATTAACAGTTTGTACGAATCCGAACAATATTTTGACTGTGACCAAAATTTTGTTGGAGGAATCATGTCATGTATTAATATCCAGTGGTTGCAATGATTTACAGAATTATTAAAGTCTTTTAATACAAAATCATAATCGTGATTTGCATCTATAAAAATTATATCAAACGACACTTCTTTGTCTAGAATTAAAAAAAAATCATCAGTCGTTGATTTTATAAGAGCGTTGTTGTTAGTGTCTACTGATAACTTTACATTGCATTTTATTTGATCAAAGTTTTTATTTTGATCAATGCCTAACTCTAGATACACAAGATCTTTAATATTTGAAATATTGTTTATTATAGAACAAGACATTTTGTTATTTCTGTTCTTGTTCTTTTTCAGGAAAACACAATGATTCCATGGTTTTGTAATGTTCGTAGGCTTTTTTAAGAGCTTCGAATCTTTCAAGTTTTGCCGGATCAGGCACTAGTATGGACAGTCTTTGTTCCATTTTCTTCATGAACTCTTTGAGGCTCTTACCATCTATTTTAATATCAGTGCCCGCAGCCATGTCAATACCATCGCCGGTAATACTCACAGTCTGTGGAACAGCAGCGTTGGTAAATGTATATCCACTAGTTCCTGTAGCCCACTGACTGTTATTGCTAATGTTATTAATAGTTGTAATACCGCCTACTGTTGCTCCGTAATTGTAAGAATACGCAGATGATGGCAGAGTAATTGTTGAAACTCCGGAGCCAAGTGTAATTGTATCTAATGTATCAGTCATGGTGCTTGCTTGAGCAGCACCATAACTGCTTAGATCAATTTCAATATCATCAAGTGTGATACTGTCCTTGTCGTTCATGATTAGGCCTTGGCTTCTTTGCGGGCGTTTTTTTCTTCTGTGATTTCATTGCGACGAGCTTTAACTGCTTTGCCTACTTCTTGTAATGCTTTGCGAGCACGGGTGCCTGCGGCATTGTTACCTGCTGCAAATTTTGCGTCTTCTGCCAAGAATGCTTCCATTGCTGCTTTTAATTGTTCTACTGTGTTTGACATAATGTTTTCCTTAAGTTATGTTCTACTACTTATAATAGTAATTGGTGTGGTCGGTAGGATTCGAACCTACAAAGCGATGTCTAAGACGTTGCCCTTGCCCAAATGCGTTTCACAACGGACCGGAGGTATACCAAGTTCCACTCACGACCACACATACAGTATATAACCGCAAACGCAAAAGGTCAAGACTTTTGTAGTTAAATACTGTCAGATTATGACACAAGACTTCACAAAGATACCATTCCATAACATAACAAGATTTGGTCAACGCACCATGTTGCATCGCCCGTTATTTTCTACCAGTTGGATTTTGGGCCGTTTCTGTAATTATAACTGTTCTTACTGTTGGCCCTATGCTAGATCGGACAAGGTAGATCACCAGCCTTTAGAAGTATATACTAATACTGTAGATGAAATCAAACGACAGGCTCGACTAAATGGCTTCAATGAATTCCATTGGAGTTTCAGTGGCGGTGAACCTACTGCTTACCGACAGCTACATGATTTGATTAAACACCTTGACGAAACAGAAAGCACATACCAAAGTATACACATGACAACCAATTTAAGTCCTGGAAGTAAATGGTGGAATACCTGGTGTGCCAACACAGCATTACTACAACGCAGAAGTATCACAGCATCATTTCATGATGAGTTTGCTCGAGAGCAGGAATTCGGTGACAAGTGTCTACAGTTATTGCATGAGCGTGTGCATGTCACAGTCAATCAAGTAATGGTCCCGGAAAAGTTTTATGAGCTTTATGAACGCATGTCTCGGCTACATGCTCGTGGAATCAATGTTACGCTCAAACCGCAAAGTGATCCTACAGCGAGTCGTGTAGTCGATGGCTACACAACAGAAATGATTGATCTATTACAGACTGGATTTCCTCAAACATCACAAGGCGAAGACGTTTATCAAATAGCATTGTATGATACAGACAACAAAGAATATTTGTTCGATCAAGCAGAAAGATTTAATGCTTTTGGTTTTAACAAATTCCAAGGTTGGAGTTGCAATAGTGGGTATCAAAGTGTTATAATAAGAGGTAATGAAGTGAAACGATCATATAGCTGTCACGACCGACTATTAGGAACACTAGAGAGCTTTGAGCTTTTTAAAAAACCAACAGTTTGTATAACACCTAGTTGTGTCAGCAGTGCTGATTCAAAGATACCAAAATGTATAAACTAGAAAACATAAAAGACATACATCTAGAATTAACAAGTAAGTGTCAAGCACGATGCCCAATGTGTCCTCGCCGAGTTAACGGAGGGATACTAAATCCTATTATGTCGTTAAATGAGATAACACTAGAACAATTTAAAGAATGGTTCTCAGATGAATTTATAAATCAACTGGATAGTCTGTTTATGTGCGGCAATTTAGGTGATCCTATTATTGCTGAAGATTGTTTAGAGATATTTCAATACTTAAAAGAAACTAATCCTAACATACGATTGAGCATGCATACAAATGGTAGTGCTAGAAATATACACTGGTGGAAAAAATTAGCAAAGTATAAAGTTAAAGTTACATTTGGAATAGACGGTTTAGAAGATACACACAAGTTATATCGAATAAGCACTAATTGGAACACCATTATAAAAAATGCCGAGTCATTTATAAAAGCTGGTGGCGAAGCAGAATGGCACATGTTAGTGTTTAAGCATAACGAACATCAAATTGAAGAATGCCGTGCGCTAAGTCACAAACTTGAATTTAAAAAATTCACAACCAAGCATACTAGTCGTTTTAAAGATAACAAATTTCATGTATTGGACGAAACCGGCAAGACTGTTAATATTCTTTATCCTACTAAACTTAGCACTTCACATACAGTAAATGTGTTGTCAGTATTACCAGCAGAGATACAATGCAAGGCAAAGAAATATAGTCAACTATACATAAGTGCAGACGGAGGAGTTAGTCCGTGTTGCTGGTTGGATTTTTCCTGGCAGTTGCCTAACCAGGACAATAGAATAAATTATATGGATAAAATTGGAGTTTATCCTAACCTAAATAAACAGTCGTTAATAGATATATTTAATTCTGGTTTCTTTAGTAAGATTGAAAGTACCTGGTCAGCCGTTCCTTTAATGGAATGCGGCAAACAATGTGGACATTTTGATAAGCTAGGAGAGCAATTTGTTAGTTGATACAGAACACTTACATCACTGGATGCAAGCCATAAGACAAAGCCCAGATCCTATGAGGACCATGGATGCATTCTGGTCTGGACAACTTAAAAGCAAAGAATGGTTGATCTCAAATTTAAGAAAACACATTAATAAATTTGTAGGTATTGATATACATGGTGGCTGGGTTGGTGTACTAGCCAGTATGTTGTTCCAAAGTGATATCCCTATTATTAATATTCGTAGTGTTGATATTGACCCTACCTGCGAATCTATTGCAGTTAACATGAACAAGATTGAAGAAATGGTTGGCAAGTTTCGTGCTGTCACAGCAGACATGTGTGCTCTTCGCAGTGATGCAGATGTCATTATCAACACCAGTTGTGAACACATAACACAAGACCAATATGACATATGGTTAAGCGGAATGCCACATAGCAGCCTACTAGCATTGCAAAGCAATAATTATAATATAGATGAACATGTTAGGATTGCTAACAGTTTAGAAGAGTTTAAAAAACAATGCCATCTGGACAATATTTTGTATGCCGGGGAACTTGATTTGCCGTTGTACAAACGATTTATGATTATAGGAAAACAATGATAGAATTAGGGTTAGTTAAATGGTATAATGACGCAAAGAGATACGGGTTTATTAAAGCAGACTCGGATGGAGAATCTATTTTGGCACAGAGTCATTCTATTGTGGAAGAACCAAAGACTTTGAGAGAATTTCAACGTGTAACTTTTGAAAGATATGTAACTGATAATGGCCTAGAAGCACGTACTATAAATATCGCCATGAACCCAGATTTATCGATTTACGAACACGAAGTTATATCATTGAAAAAACAACGACTTCATCTTTCTTCATTTGTAGGACATGTCTTATTAGTGGTTAATACTGCCAGCCGATGCGGACTTACACCTCAGTACGAAGGATTAGAAAAATTATTTCAAAAATATAAAGATAAAAAATTTACAATCCTGGCATTTCCGACAAACAATTTCGCAGGACAGGAGCCTAATACAAATGCCGAAATTTTAGATTTTTGTGAGACAAATTATAATGTAAGTTTTTATGTTATGGAAAAATCAAATATTGTAGAACAGGATAGTTCAAGCCCTGCACAATTCGCCGAAACTGCACCTAGAGAAATAAATTCTTTTTATAAAGACCTTGCCACCAGAACAAATGTTTTACCGCAGTGGAATTTCCACAAGTATCTAATTAATCGTACGGGTTCTATTATTAAAAGTTTTGATCATTTGACTCAACCAGACAATGATGTATTAATTAACGCAATCGAAGAATTTTTGGATAGTAACGTATGAAAATATTAATGACTGGATCATCGGGATTTATCGGATCTCACTTAGCACCACTTTTAGAAAAAGACCACACAGTTCATCATCTCAAAAGCGATCTAACAGATCACAAGAGTGTTCAGCTAGAAGTAGCTTCTGTACAACCAGATATCATTGTGCACCTAGCTGCACGTACAGAAGTAGAACAAAGCTTCTATGAACAAATTACCTTTAGTGAAATAAACTATATAGGAACAGTTAATTTAATTGAAGCAGCCGCCTCTGTTAAAAATTTAAAGAACTTTGTGTTTGCTAGTACTATGGAAGTTTATGGTTGGCAACCTATTAGTGATACTGTAAAAAATGGCGCCATACCTAAAGTATTTGAAACATTTGATGAGAACACTCAGCCTAACCCCAATGCTCCTTATTCTGTAGCCAAATATGGATGTGAGAAATATTTAGAATACGCTTACAGATGTTATGGATTGCCATTTACTGCTATACGTCAAACAAACAGCTATGGTCGTAAAGATAACAAGTTTTTTGTTACAGAACAAATTATTAGTCAGATGCTAGAAAATTCCAAAGAAGTAAATCTTGGATATGCTGAACCATATAGAAATTTTATTTTTATTGACGACCTATTAGATGCTTGGATTACAGTTATTACAAATCCTGATAAAGTAAACAGTGGACTAATACTTACTATTGGTCCTGATGCTCCTATAAAGATTAGGGATTATGCACAAAAAATTGCCAAAAAATTAAACTGGCAAGGAACGATTAATTGGGATACTAAATTGTTCAGGCCTGGGGAGATTTACTGGCTTAATAGCAATCACAATCTAATAACTAAATTAACTGGATGGTATCCTAAAGTCAGTTTAGACGAGGGGCTAGATCAAACTATTAAAATCTGGAAAGAAAAATATGATAGTAGAACATAAGTTAAACGATGTACCGAGAATATCTGTTTTTGATAATGTACTATCTGCTGAATTTTGTAGAGGTATGATAGAAAAACATTCCAATGCTGGAATGAATTCTAATTCTGGTTATCAAAGTCGTGTTGAGTCGTATGCCCAAGTTACAGAAGAAGTTGAAAATAGAGGAATTAGTCTAGGTGTTGATCCCTATGATTATGATATAATAGCAACAGCTATTGTTAATGTTGCTAAAATTCCATATTCTCACATAGAGGCTATTGATATTTACAACTATCACGAAGGACAGTATCTAGCTTATCATCACGATTACTGTTATGACCCTAGACAAATCAACTATTATAAAAACGGTGGCGACAGAGTTGGAACCGGTATTTTTTATTTTAATGATGATTTTGTAGGCGGAGAAACTTATTTTCCTAAATTTGATGTATCTATTACTCCTAAGACTGGTTCCTTTTTGTATTTTGAACAATGCTATGACGAAGCAACTAATTGGGACACAATACACGAAAGCAAACTAATTACCAAAGGAACTAAGTGGATCGCTAGTTGCTTTTTTAGTGATAGGCCTAGAGTAGGATGGTCTAGTAGAGATCATTTGTATGCTAACGGATAATTGGATTCCTTTTTACAAATATAATGATCAAGGTGTGCCTGGATGCATGTCTCAGCAAACCTATGAACCGTTAATAAATCCGGAAGGAACTGTATACTGTGCCAACTACGATCATAATAATCTGTATCAACGTAAATGGCAACCAGACCGTGTGGGTTACACTCAAGACATTGTTGAATATTTTTTTAACAAAGAAGTTGGATATGCACACAAATTTAGCAACAAGCTATGGGCGCCGGAAATTATAGATATAGATTATGTTAGCAAACGTATTTTTTATAAATGGTATGGGCCCACTTGCAACGAATTAATATATACAGGCAGAACTTTACCATCTGATTGGAAATTACAACTTCGAAATATCATGATGGATTGTTATAATGAAGGAGTTTACAAACTTACAATGTATCCACATTGTCATTACTATGATAACAGCGGAATTATGCACACGCTAGATATGTATGGGTGCGTTGAAGTAGATGATCCGTTTATTGAAGCAAAGTATATGGATGGGATAATTCACGAAACCGCTAAATTTAGACTAGACGAGACCGGACCTAAAAACAATAATAGATATGATTTAGAAAAAATGTTCTTCAATAGTTTATGCACCCACGTAAAATGGGGAGAATGCGATTTAAATTTTGTCTATCAAAATATAATTGGAGATAGCGATGAAATATATAGGTAACTGCGCAGATAAAATAGATTGGAATGAAGTAATTAAATTATGCCAAGAGAGCGTAACAGGAGATAGAAACACTGTGGTCTCTGTGGTTGAAAGATCCGAAGTTAATTTACAGAATCGAGAACCTATGCAGGCCAAGGTTTTATTGTCGGTAGCAGAACAAATAGCCAACGAACAATTGCTTCAAGAGTATAGAAAAGTGATAGGAGATTGGCGTGATGCTGGATGTGACCTGGATAAAATTTATTGGTATGATTACTATCCAGGGGATCATTATCCAGAAAGTATATCAGATACATTTGCTGCCATACTAGGAATTCGCCCATTAAGAGTTTTTGTAAGTGAAGTATATCCGGGTATTACAGTTCCCTATCACTGGGATGTAGAAGATAAGGGACCAGAATGGTTAAAAAAATACGGAATGCTTTATAGATATACCTGCTGTATAGATGTGCCGAGGGTCGGAAGTGTATTAATCGTTGACGATCATTGTTTATATGATTTTAAGCAAGGAGACATTTTTGAATGGGATAGTTATAGAAACTATCATTCAGCTGCCAACGGCGGCGAACACATACAGTATTATTTTCACATGTTAGGATATAAAATAAAATGTTAGAAAGAGTTGGTAACTGTTCAAAAATTATAGATTGGAACGAAGTTATAAAAGAGATTGCTGAACAACGACCGGCCTATATCGGACCTAGCCACAAGGAAGATGATCCAATTCCGGGCCTTAAAGAAGTAACAGATTTGTGGAAGCGTTCGGGATTCAAAACTGTTGCTGATGGTGGAACAGTGGAATGGGACATGTTTTTGCCTCATACAAATTTTAATATTTCTATCGCTGAAAAATTTTGTGAGTTTGTTGGATTGAAAACGTATACAAGCTGCTGGATTAGTAGAATAAATCCTGCACGTTGCTCACCTTGGCATTGGGATGTCCATGACGATGAAGTAAATTTATCTCAAAGAACAGACATAGTTCGATATCATTGTCATATAGGACAACCGACACACGGTCATGTTTTAATAGTAGATAATTTTTGTTTATATAAACAGCCTCAGGGAGAAATATATAAATGGCCATCTAGAACAACTTGGCATTGCGGATTAAACAGTGGGCTAACTCCGAAGTATCTTTTTAATATATGGTGATGATATGATCAATGAAAAATACAGTAATGAAGATGTTCCTATTCAAGATACATTTTATATGCAAAAGTTTATGGAGATTCAACGTCAAAATGTTGTATTATCAAATAAACTACGAGACTTATATGAAATTCTTGAGATCCGTGATGTTGTAGAAATGCATTTTGGGGATAAGTTTTTTAATATCTTAAATGATACACCTGCATGAATAAAATTAAACACTGGCAAGAGAAAATTGAATCAGTATCAGGAAGCAAAACTTTTTGCATATTGCCCTGGATACATTTTGCCACACGTCCCAACGGCGACATGCGACTATGTTGTAATGCTAACAGTAGTGGAGCAGGAACGGATCACGAAATTGGTCTAGTAAAAAACGAAACAGGTCGTCCTGCTAATTTTGGACGGGAAACTCCTATGAGCGCATGGAACAACAAATACATGCGAGATGTACGTTTAACTATGCTAGAAGGAAAGATTCCTTCTAGCTGTAGTAAATGTATTGCTGAAGAGTCTAAAGGTGTTGCTAGCAAACGTATTTGGGAAACAGGTACTTGGATAGAAGAAGGTCTTGATGTTGAAGAGCTTGTTAAACAAACAGAAGAAAATGGAACAATTCCTGAACGTCTTGTTTATCTAGATTTAAGATTAGGACATACTTGTAATCTTAAGTGTGTTATGTGTAGTCCTCATGATAGTAGCATGTGGGTTTCTGATCATAAAAAGATATATCCTCTATTTCAGACTAAAGAACTTAAAGATCAAATGGCATGGGATCAATCAGAGTTTAACAATAAATGGCACGAAAATCCAGACTTCTGGAAAGAAATGTATACTCAGATTCCTAATCTAAAACAAGTATACTTTGCAGGCGGCGAACCTTTGCTTATTAAGGAGCATAAACTGTTCCTTGAAGAAATTGTTAGACAAGGATACGCGGACAAGATCCTTGTACGATACAACACAAATGGATTATTAGTAAATGACGAAATTATTGAACTCTGGAAAAAATTCAAAAAAGTTAAAGTAGGGTTTAGCATCGATGCTGTCGGCGACCGTAATTACTATATACGCTATCCTAGTGATTGGGTTACTATCGAACGTAATCTTCACAAGTTAGATAACACTCCTGGCAACATACAAGTTAGCATTGCCACTGCTATACAAATACTAAACATCAAACACTTGCCTGAACTTGCCAAGTGGAAGATACAACAGAATTTTAAGAAAGTAAACTTTGAAAATATAACTGGTGGAATTGAAGCCGGCGGCGGAATTGTTAACATGCACTTGTTGTATATACCCACGTTCTTAAGTATTAGATGTTTGCCTGAATATGATAAAGAACAAGTGCGTAAGAGCTTTGCTGATCTTGCTACATGGTTGTATACTAACTACAGACAAGATGAAGACTTTTGGAAAAACAATCCTTACGGATGGAAACGCTGGCAGGCAGTATTAGACTTTATGGATGCCGAAGATCACACTGCTCAGTTACCTGCATTTGTTGAATATATTGAAAAGATAGAAGCTATACGTGATACAGATTTTGTTAAGACTTTTCCTGAGCTAGCACATTTGCTACAGTCCCCAATCTTATCTTAGGATTTTTAAAAATAGGATCAGCAAGCATTTTCTGAAACTCTGCGTATTCAGGATGAGTTGTCTTCCAAATGGTGCGCTGTTCATACGTGGTCTTATCCCAAGTATTCCAATCAATAACCAATTGAAAATCTACACTATAGAAATTTGGAAATCTGTCCAGGACTAATTGTGCGTAATCTTTCATTTCTTTGTAGTTTAGATCTTGAACCACATATTGTGTTAGGACATAGATATTAGGATTATTAGATATCTCATTGTTTATATAATCACAATTGTCTAACAATGTTGGCCAGTGTCCTCCACGGCGAACAACATCATATGTTTCTTCACGAGCTGCATCAAAGCTGATGCGTATAGCTCTAATTTTACTGTGCCATTTAGATATTCTGCGCCAATACGCAGGTGTAAGCATTACGCCGTTTGTCTGTAAGTCTAATATTAAATTGGGCCAAGGTGTTGGATCAAAGTTAACTAAAAAGTCTCGGAATATCTTAGAACCAAACGGATCACCACTGCCAGTGATATCTAGTGTAATATGTTTGTCATGCGGTTTGTCAAATACAGCATTAATAATTTTGTAGTGTAATTCTAGTTTACGTTCGTAATCAACACCTTCGTAATCGTATATCTTTTCAGTGCGACAACTAGGACAAGTTAAATTACAACTAGCATCGTTCTCAAACATAATATGTGTTGGAAATTCTGCTGGCTTAGGTGTATCTTCTATGTTGGGTAATCGATTGTCAGATATGTCGCCGCACACTGTATGATTACAATACCTAAAACTTCCATCTAGTATAGACTCACGAATTATAGTTGCTACTTCCCCGTGCCATATTTCTTCAAACGATTGTTCATTTAAATTACCAATACTATAAGGCAACCAGCTTGTGCAGCACATCCAACAACTACCATCGTCCCTAATAGACAACGTTTCAAAAGGTTTATTACAAAATTTGCCTTGTAAATTTTTTTGTTTAACTTTAAGATTAGCTAAATCATGCCCGCTATCTATTTTAAGCATTATAGTTTTATTTTTCATATATAGGAATTATAGTTGTTGCTTTCCACAGGTCTTCAAAGTCTGTGAACTCTTTGGCTTTAGGCACACACATACCACATCCGCATCTTTGGTTAGGGCAAATAATTGGCGTTACCGGTTTAGATAACATATCTTTAACTTGCGAGATAATAGTTTCAGTATCTCGCAAATTTCCAATAGGACCCCGGCCTGTGTGTGTTGCCTGACATGTTTGATGATGGAACACATTGCCTGTATGCTGCTCAACATGCATAAAAAACCAGTTAACTGTGCAATACCAGTCTTTAAACCAGTTGTTCACTAATTTGATATCTTGCCATTCATCTTCAACTTTACCCTGTGTGCATCTGCTACCACAACATGCACGACCTACGTTTGTACCCTCGGCAGATGTAGATGCACTACGAGGTTGCCCCATCCATTCAAAGAACCAGTTCTGTTGTTCTTCTGTGTATTCGTGGCTTGTTCTACGTTGATTGCCGTCGGCATCTTGAAACCATCCCTTTCGAACAATATTTCCATCTCCGATTGGCACAGGATTCAGTCGTGAAATTCCTTTAGATTTGAGTAGATTACATACTTCAACCGCCTCGTCAAAATAGTCGCAATGTAGCATTACATTTGCCTGAACACTCATCCCGGCATCATGCAGGCCTATAATATTTTTAATGCTTCTATCTTTTAATTTCTGATCAGCTTCACTATGCCAACTAACAGTAACGTGAACAAAATTATCTAAAATTCTTTTAGTAAATTGAGGCCCCCAAGAGCCGTTAGTAGTCAACCCTAACGCAAAATTTCCTTGTGTTTTTATATATTCTATCAATGGCCAAAAATTAGGATTGGCGGTAGGTTCGCCACCGGTAAAATCTATGCTGGTTATATCACCATATAGTCTTTTTGAATTGTACAGATCTGCATAGCTCTTGATAAAATCAAAAGTAGTTTTTAATTCTTCAAAGCTAGGATACGGACTATAGTTGTTATGACGTGTACTTTCACAGTAAGAACAGTCGTAATTACATCTGCGTAACATTTCCCAGGTTACAATAAATGGTGTGGGATTTTTTAATTTAATTGCTGTTGTTTTTATCATTGTTTTATCTTTGTTAACGGAATGTCTGCTGCGCAGGTGCAGTAATTCCTATCGCATATAATAGGGTTTATAGGTATTGAAAATGTACCTGCATATATGTTACCAAGACTACCACCGACTCTACAAGTCGCTCGGTGCACATCGCCGTCCCAATTTATCATTAGGCTTTCTATGCCTGCGTTGCAAGTCCAGCCCTTGAATTTGTTTAGATGCAATTTTATTACGTCGTTGGCATGCATAATTTCTACATCGTCTATTCTACAGTTAGCCTTTGCCGTGGCATTCTGTGAGAGAATCCATTCTAAGTCGTTACCATCATACCGCATATCGTCAAACACATTATGATCGCCCTCAGTCCAGCGTATTCTACGCACAGCAAATCTAATCCCTTTTTCTCGGAACTCTTTGACTACTTTGCGAACACTGTCCATATGATCGTAGTGAGCCATTATGTTAACAAAAAAGTCTGTTTGAGTTTTGTCATAGAACTCGTTAATTGTTCTCATCACACGCTGCCAGTCATATTCAAAATGCAGACTAAACACTAGGTGATTAAAATACATTTCGTTTTGCAAATACCAGTTAGCAGATCGAGTTCCGTTGGTTGTTAAGTTGACCCAGAATATATCCTTGCGTTTAAAGTAGTCTAGTAGATCTTCTATATCGGGATGCACACAAGGTTCGCCACCTGTTAAACTAATACGTAACGGTTTTCCAATTTCGCATAGTTTATCAACAGTTGTTTCTAGGATGTTAATATCTGTATGCGAACTAAAATTATCATGTATGCTTGAAGGGCAATATGTACAGTCGTAGTTGCAACGTTTGCCTAAATTCCATTCAACTTTTATTTGATCTTGATGCGGCCAAGAACTGGTTATTTTATACATACTGTTTAAATTCTGGTATAACTGCTAACAAATCTTGATTGCGAGTAGAGTCTAATGCAAAATTAAAATCTAAAAAGTCTTGCCACAAATTATTTTGATCCTTTGCTTGTAGATAGTTAATGTTATCTTGTATTTGTTGATGCGTAACTGTGCCTAACAGCGGGTTCTTTTTAACTGCGCTCCATGTATCTACTTGTGACTTAACTGCTAGAAGTTTTGTAATTGCTAGTGCTTTTAATTCTTGTGGTAACACTTGTGCTGACAGACAGTTGGGATAACTAACACGGTGGCTATAAAATATAATGTCCATGGTGTTAATAAAATAATCAATACATTCTGCGGCTTGTAGTATGTTGCCAGCTTGTGCTGTAAATGCCCCAACTACACGACTCACGTTAGGAATTTTTTTTATTTCTTTAATGTTTGCTTCAACTTGATTAAAGTCGCTGTTACCGCGAATGTAATTGTAAACATCGTGAATGCCATCAAGGCTGACATTAACGGCAATGCTTCTAAAATGTGGCCAGTAGTCATGTATAGTCCTTCCTTTGCTAATTCCTAGCGTTGTGCCATTTGTGGCGTATTTTAATTCAATGTTATTACCATAAGGCTTTAACATGTCTAAAATTTTATAATGTTGAGGATCCATTAGAGGCTCTCCACCTGCAAACTCTACTCGTCTAAAATGAGGTAGAAGTTTTTCAAAACTGGTCCACCAGTTGTCGCTATCGTCAAACTCTCCGATATACTTTCCGGGATTATCTACAAGCTCTGTAATAGTGTGTACTAGGAAATTATTTTCTTTCTTATAGAACGGAGTTACTTTGTCCCAGTCTTTCCAGTTAGTGCTATCTAACGGATTACACATGCGACACTTCAAGTTACACAAGTTGTTAAGTTTAATCTCCATTGTAGGAAATTCAAACGGCATAATTTCTTGTAGCGGTGTATCGGGATATAAGTTAATACGTGCTTCTGGAATAACTCCGTTAATATGACGTTGGCGCAAACTTTCTACACCCTGGTCTTCTAAGTCAAAGCAAGGTTTACAAACCTCAGGCCGTTCTCCGCATAAGACTTGTTTGCGAACAAGTTGCATGGTTTCATTATTCCATATTTCTTCTAGTGTATTATTTTGTATGAACCCAACCGGCGCACTACGACAACAGACTTTGACGGCTCCGTCTTCGCGTGTTGCTAACCCTGTAAAAGGGTGCATACAAAATGTTTTACTTTGCATTGATAATATTGTAAAGTTTTTTGGCCGCAATGCTATGTGCTATTGGGCCGGGATGGTTATTGTCGGACGCTAAATCTTCTGTATTCAAAATGTTATCACGTAACGCATTATTGATAAATTTGGGAATACTACCAAAGTATTCGCCAATGGTGACATCAATTACTCGATCTATCAACATCTCCGGTTTCGGTGGAGCCCAAAAAGGATAATAACGGAGTCCTAAACTATTAATATATAATTCTGCATGATTAATATAGATACCTGACCTAACATTGTTGTCGTAATTAGAATGAACCTCAGACCATTTCTTAAACAATTCGTCGTCCTGCCACGGTCCTATTTTTTTGTTCTTTTCTACTATATTAAAAATTACATCTCTATGAGAATAGGTCCAACCCACTACAACCAAGTCATCTTTCTTAAACCTAAACGACAAGATACGGGATAGTATCTCTAGATTACTACTACCCGGATCTCCGTTATTAATAGTTGTTCTGCCAGTTAATTTTCCTAACACTGCCGGCCATGATTGACTAGACGGATCATCTAATGCTAATCCAAGGGTAAATGAACAACCGAATGTTATAAGTCTTGACATGATATTGCCCATTGTCTTTCTTTACACCAAAAGCATTCGTTACAAACTGGAACGTATTGACCCGGTATATAGTTTTTATAATCAATGCCTACTATCTCGCCTTCACAACTGCGGGTAATTTCAAACAGATCCGTGAGGCCAAGCTCACTATACATTTTAACAATTTCTGACTTGTCTGTGAAGCGGAATGGATGATAAACCATAAAGCCCATGTGTTCCATTTCTGCCAAATGCTTGTTGTCCTCTGTAGGGTCAATGTCACGTTCACTCATACCATTGAATTGTGCTAATCTTGGGTTACGGGTTACTCCGTTGTAAAACGCATCTATGTTATATTTCTTACAAATATACTCTGCGTAAGCTCTTGCTTGAATGTTGTCACCGCTCACTTGCTTACCATACTCGTCGGTTAAGTTTGGTCCTACATTGCCGTACTCTAAATCGGGCGCAATAAAGTTAATATGCCGTTTAAATGTTGTATGATAGAAATTTTGAAATAACCATTTACACACAGTATCTGCATTGTCTTGTTGCCAAGGTTTGGTTTTCCAGCAACGTATATGATTAATGATATGTATAGTTATATTATGTTCTTTGGCTTTTTGGCAAACCATATAGGCAAGTAATGCGCTATCGGCACCGCCACTAACGGCAATGGCAATGTTTTTCCATTTTGGATTGAAGGGTACCTTGAACATGGATATATTTACACGAGTTATACTAGCACATAAATATTTCATGATTAACATAACCATGTGGCAATGCCCAAAAGGACTAATAGAACAAGCATTATCAGAGTGCCCAATTGAAGGTAGTCGCACTGCCTTGAATACTCCAACCGGTGACTTCTTCTATGACAGTTGGCAAATCAAAGATGAGTTTAAAGGTACAGCGTGGGAAGAACTACTATCTACTTTACCTTACACAATTGGAGAAGCTCGTGTTATTACACTTGATCCCAATCAAAGTTACATGTCCCACGCTGACATTGATAATCGTTGGCATTTAAACTTGTCGGGCGAGCAGTCATATTTGATAGATTTAGATAATCAAAAAATGTATAAACAACGTGTAGACAATCATTGGTGTTATATGTTTGCTAATAAAATACATACTGCTAGTAATTACGGTAGTGTACCACGTAAACAACTTGTAGTTCGCGAACCGTTAAAACGTAGCCACCACAAAAATTTAATCAACGTTGAAATTACTCCAGCATACGAACAGTTTGACTATCGTTATCAGTTTGACAATATTATTAGCCCGTGGCTGAATCGTAAGAATCAAGAAGGCGCTCTTGACAACTTTGTTTACAAAGATACGGTTGTATCCTTTAGTATAGCAGAAGATGTCCAAGGACAACTTGACGCAATTATTTCTAATAAGTTTAAAGTTATCTATGTTTAAAGTTGGAATTACTGGAACTACTCGCGGCCTCGGCCAAGCACTACATGACCACTTTGTCAATAAGGGCTATCATGTAACGGCCTTTAATAGAGGATCAGACATGAGTGCCGCGGTTGGATGTGATTTGTTTATCAACAATGCCTACGGCATACAAATGGATATACTTAACCAACTTTATGCGAGTGTTGGCAAGATGATTGTCATGGGCAGTATAGTTACAGATTTTCCCGATGTAGAAATGCCAGACTACACCGCACAAAAAACAAAATTAGAAGAACGTGTGTTAGAGCTTAACCTTCCTAACATATTGTTATTAAAGCTATCTAGCACTGCTTACAACGATTCGCAAGTTGTAATTGACGCTATTGAGTATTGGCTAGCAAACCCGTTGGTTAATATTATATCTTTTAGAGCAATAGGCGGTCCAAATCGTGGATAAAAAAATTATTGTAACCGGTCACACAAGCGGTGTTGGTAAAGCAATTTACGACAAGTTTAAAGAAATAAGTTGTAGAGAAATTGTGGGAATGAGCCGTAGCAATGGATATGATATAGATAAAGACTTTGATAAGATTGTAGAAGAATCTACAGGCTGTGAACTGTTTATTAATAATGCTTACAGAGACAGTCAGCAATTAAAATTAGTTGAAGCACTTAAAGACAAAGTAGACATGATGGTTGTTATGGGCAGTGTTAGTAGATTCTATCCAGAACTTATTCCTACACAGTATGTACACGATAAACAAGCACTAGCGGAAGCCTGTAGACTTATTAGTTTAAATCCCAACGGTATTCCACTGCTACATTTAGATTTAGGATTTATAGAAGGTACAACAGTAGAAGAAAACGACCCAACAGCCTTTGTTAGTGACTACACTACGTCCAAGGCCGACATTGTTGATACAATTATCTTCTGGGCACAAAAGCCCTCTATTAGACAGATCGAGTTTAGATGGAAACTAACTCCGCAGGTCATGTCTGAATTAAAAAGAATTAATCCCGATTTAGATCCATCTAGGATAACGTTCTAGATTCTCTAAAAATCTATCTCCGTATATTTTCCACACAGTTTGATCTGTGCACCTGTAATGAACTTCTTTAACACGTTCCACTATGCCTATCTTTTCTAATGTGGGAAAATAATATCTGTGTACTAGCCTTTGACTCGCTACCTTGCTGTCATTAGATGTGGCATATATGTTTTCTTCTCCGACCCATGCTATACAGGCAGGTAATAAAAATTGGTCAGTTAGATTTTGATGTTCTGCAATTAGACGTTGGGGAGTTATTAATCCACCGTGTGGTCTTGCCGCACCAAACGTGCAGGTACGTGCTAACACCCTATAACTATCAGGCCCCATGACATCATCAAATGAGTGAGCTACTACACTACCGATGGCTTTATTGTCCTGATACAGTATCCATGCTTTCCAGGATTTTTCATTGTGAAAACAATCTATCATGGATTTTTGACTGGAATTGTTTTCGAACCCTTTTTCTTTTGCTTCTTTATAAAACTCGGAAAGATCTAGATCAGAAGACCAATCTACAATATTATACATAAAGTTTTTTACACTCGTCCATAAAATCAGAAGGGAAGTTTGTTTTAAAACTTTCAAATGCTAACAGTTGTATGTCTTTAAAGGGAGTCGGCTTATCCACGTCTATTCCCATAGCAGACATTTTAGGAAATAGATCTGCTTGCCTATCTTCACTGATATGGCTCATTACGCTACGTAAACTAATAGCAGGATCGTGATCACGATAACAGAAAAAATAATTGATACTTTTAAGTTGACCGTTGACAACAAAATAACTACTGGGATGTAGACTGTATTTGTAGATACCTAATGCTTTGTGTGCTTTAAATATTTCTAACATCTGTTCTCGCCAATTGGGCAGTACACTATCGTAGTCTTGTTTAATAGGATCAGATTGTTGCCAAAAGTCATCACCATCTATTTCAAGATAGAGTTTTCTTTTTTCTAAATCTATATTAATAATGTTGGGAACTAGGTGCGGAAATATATTACGCATTTGAGTAATAAAATTTACTTCGCGCAACCATTTTTCATTCATTAGACTAGGGTCTACTACTTGATTCTGACCTTTATGATAATCAGTATCGTTGTGGTACCATTGACAAAATGTTTTTTTATCTTTGCTAATTAAGCTGGTATAAATTAGGTTATTTCGGCAAAGGCCTTTTCCTGGAACATCGTTATAATAGTATTCATATTCTGCAGTCATACAAATACTTATCAGCTAAGTATTAACATGATTAGAGGAATTGGCGGCAAGCCTTACATTAATTTAGATCCATTTTTGGATGTAAAAGGGTTTACAGAGTTACATCCAGAAATCTGTAAAGGTTTTGCTTTAGCAAGGGATTATGCCAAAGAAGGCACATGGATGGCTCCAGGCTTTGATCAAAGTCGAGGCAGTTATCAGTGGAACTGGAAACCGATATACAAAGCACATGA